CAAGATCCAAATGCAGATGATGGATTGAACTTGTGCGACCCTCACTCTGGGGAAGTTAGAGAGACTGTATCAGCTAAGGCATTGTGGCAAAAGATTTTAGAACTGCGCATGGAAACAGGCGAACCTTACTTGCATTTTATTGATACGAGCAATCGTGAAATGCCAGAGTTTCAAAAAAAGCTGGGGTTAAAAATTAATCAATCTAACCTATGTTCTGAAATCATTCTGCCTACAAATGAACAGCGAACCGCAGTCTGTTGTCTTTCCTCTGTCAATCTTGAGAATTACGATGCATGGAGCAAAGATTCTATGTTCCTCAAGGACATGGCAGAAATGTTAGATAATGTATTGCAATATTTTATTGACAATGCACCTGACACAGTATCCCGAGCTAAGTTTTCGGCGGTGCGTGAAAGGAGTATTGGTATTGGGGCATTAGGCTTTCATGCCTATTTGCAAAAGAAAAATATCCCATGGGAAAGTGCAACTGCTAAAGGAACTAACCTCAGGATATTTAAGTTAATTCGGAGTAAGTTAGATGAAGCAAATATTCAACTCGGCAGTGAAAGAGGTGAGGCTCCTGATGCAAAGGGCACGGGACGAAGATTTAGTCATGTTATGGCTATTGCTCCCAACGCTAGTAGTAGTATCATTATGGGAAACACTTCGCCGTCCATTGAGCCATATCGTGCAAACGCATATCGTCAAGACACACTTAGTGGAGCGTTTCTCAATAAGAATAGACATTTGGATGCTCTCATTAAAAGTAAAATTGCAGATAATCCTAAAATCGATTATGAAGAAACTTGGTCTTCAATAATTGCAAACGATGGATCAGTACAGCATCTAAATTTTCTAGCTGATTGGGATAAAGATGTGTACAAAACATCTATGGAGATTGACCAACGGTGGTTGATTGAGCATGCCGCTGACAGACAAAAATTCATCGATCAGGCGCAGTCGCTTAATCTGTTCTTTAGACCAGATGTAAATATTAAGTACCTACATGCGATTCATTATCTTGCGTGGAAGCAAGGACTGAAAACGCTATACTACTGTCGCTCAGAGAAACTTGGAAAGGCAGACAAGGTGTCTAGAAGAGTTGAGAGACAAATAATTAAAGAACTTGACATGCAGAGTTTAATTGATGATGATACATGCGTGGCCTGCGAAGGCTAAAGATATAGCGCACTCCATTCCACGCAACAAGAGAATTGCAGTTGTTGTTTCGGGCGGATGGGATAGTGCAGTACTGTGGTACATAGTGTATAATGAGTGTAAGAAAAGGGGGCAATCATGCCGTCCTTACACGGTACCTAAACTTGACGGCGCACAGAGGTGGGCTAATGAAGTTTTGAAATGGTCTGGATATCCAGGGGAAACAAATATAGTTGGCAGAGTTGATGCAGACGATCCTTCTAAGTATGTTCCTTCAGGAGTAAAAGAGATAATGGATAACCAATATGCAGACCTGTGTTACATAGGAACAAATGCATATTATGATGGCATGAACCCTGACCATGAAAGAAAGCCGCCGAGTCTATATAATGCAGAACACTTTTGTCGGCATCCTTTCTGGTATATGACAAAAGATGAAACAGTGCAATTAGGCTTTGACCTAGGCATTGCACAGGATATTATGAACATAACACATTCATGCACAGAATTAGATGCAGGACGATGTGGTTACTGCCCCTGGTGCAAGGAGCGGGAGTGGGCGTTTAATCAGATAGGAAAAACAGATGAAGGTAATAATTAAATCTAGGGAAGATTGTAGATTCTGCACAGAAGCGAAAATGTTTTTGCAGGGAATGGATATCGAATACAATGAGGAACACCAACCAGAAGGAAGAGTACCTCAGATTTATATAGATGATGAGTTTATAGGTGGATATCAAGAACTAATAGAATGGGCAACGAATGTTTAAAGACAGAGAACTAGGCGATATGTTTCTGTCCAAGCACAGCTATTGGCTAGAACATTCTATTGATGTTAATTCTAATAAAGGGTCTCTTGAATTATCTTGGGATCCAGATTACATGTTTGATGTCGCTTATTACTGTAGCTGTCAACTAGGAATAGCACCCTTTAGTATACAATCTTTTTTCAGACAGCATGAAGCCAAGAGACAAATAGATTGGTCACGAAACCAACAGCTAGGTGCCTACGATCTTCATGACGGCGCAAAAATCTTAGATGTTGGGTGTGGGGTAGGTGTTAACGGATTGCTAATGCATAAATACAATCCTACATGGAACATCACTTTACTTGATGGCAATGACTGGAAAGGTCAGATAGGAAAAACTGCGGAGTACCTAGACGGCTACAACGAAGAATATGTAGTTTACAATAACTGGGACATCACTAAAAACTGCATGAAAAAAATTGATGCAGACGAAAGCAAATTTAAATTTTTGTCTCCCGAAAGTAAGTGGGGGAATTATGATATGATTATGTCAACCTGGTCATATGGATTTCATTATCCGTTAGACACATACTGGGATAGGGTGTTGTCCAGCCTCAACCCAGGAGGTATATTATTGTTGGACTTATATAATGAAGAAGATGCCGATAGAGTATCTAAAGTGTTGGATTGCGAGCCTGAAATAGATGTACATCAAACAATGAAAAGATATCTATGGAAAACAGACCAACTTAATCACGGATAAGGATAGTAAATGTCAAAGATAACACTACAAGATGAGCGAGATTATTTCAAGCCTTTCAACTACCCATGGGCATATGACGCTTGGCTAAAGCATGAGCAATCACATTGGTTGCACACAGAAGTTCCTATGGCTGAAGATGTGAAGGACTGGAAGAATCGTTTAACCGATTCAGAGAAAGCATTCCTTACAAACATCTTTCGCTTTTTCACTCAGGGTGACATTGATGTTGCTGGTGGTTATGTAAATAACTATCTACCCTTCTTCCCTCAGCCTGAAGTGCGCATGATGTTGATGGGATTTGCGGCAAGGGAAGCACTGCATGTAGCCGCATACTCGCATCTAATTGAGACCTTAGGGATGCCTGAGAGCACCTACAACGAGTTTCTGGAGTATGATGCAATGAAAGACAAGCATGAATATTTCATGGGCTTGTCAAACGCAACACAAGACAAAAAGACCGTAGCAACAAACATTGCGGCATTCTCAGCATTCACTGAGGGTATGCAGTTGTTCTCTTCCTTCATTATGTTGCTGAACATGCCTCGACATGGTAAGATGAAAGGTATGGGTCAGATTGTTACTTGGTCTATTGTTGATGAGACAATGCACGCCGAGTCAATGATTAGGTTGTTCCGCGAGTATGTCAATGAGAACCTAGAACTTTGGAGTGATGATCTTAAAGGTAAAATATATACCATTGCCGAGAAGATGGTAGAACTTGAAGACAAGTTTATCGATCTAGCATTTGCTATGGGACCAATGGAAGGGTTGACATCGGATGAAGTCAAGAAGTATATCCGATACATCTGTGACCGCAGACTGATTAGTCTTGGACTCAAGGGCATCTTCAAAGTCAAGAAGAATCCTCTGCCGTGGGTAGAAGAAATGATTAATGCGCCTACTCACACAAACTTTTTTGAGAACCGAGCTACTGACTACGCCCGTGGCGCACTTTCAGGTGACTGGGGTGATGTTTGGGCCGCGGCATGAAGACAAGAATACTGGAATGTCTGGCATGTGAATCCGTGTTCTCCGTTGAACATGACATGGATGACCACTTCTATCCTGTAGAGTGGTGTCCATTTTGTGGAAGTACATTAGAGTTAGAAGAAACTATGGACGAAGACTATCTAGAACCTGATGAGGAAATCGAACTATGAGCGGTCAATGGGAAGGCGGGAAGGGTTCTAAACCTAGGCCTGTCGCCGATCAAAAAAAATTTGATGATAACTGGGATAAAATATTTGGAAAAAAGGATGATAATGAATATGAATCCGATAATCCAATTGAGCGCCCGTTTAACTATAAAGACATACAGCAAGACCTTACTGAATTAAACAGTGATGGAAATCGTGAGAGAGGCAGATATGGTGAAGACATGCTGAGTGATAAAAGTGAGTAAAAAATATTGTGCGATGCCTTTTAGGTTCGCTACTTTTATTCAAACAGGTGAGCAGATAGTTTGCAACCCTACTTGGTGCAATCACCCTCCTCTGTCAGGAGATACAGTAAAAGAAAAATTCAATAGCCCAGAGATCAAGGCTATTCGTGAAAGTATTTTGGATGGCTCTTACTCTTACTGTAAGGATTCTTGTCCGTATCTAAAAACATACCGTGAAGGCGGCTCCCCGAGAGTGTTTGTTGAAAAGGACATGTTAGGTGACTCAGAATATCCTACACACATTGAATTGTGTGAGGACACTGTGTGCAATTTAGCGTGTCCTACATGTCGCAATGACTTTATAATTGAAACTACTCAGCAAAAAAACTCGTTTGATGAAGTTAGAGTATTTTCAGATAAGATAGAGTTTATTGGGGCAACAACATCAGGTGATCCTCTCTATAGTAAAGAGTCATTTGAGTTTCTAAAGAACCTGAACAAGAAAGACTTTCCTGCATTAAAAATGATTAAGATACACACAAATGGTTTGTTGTTGATGCAAAAATGGGAAGAGATGAAACACTTGTTTGACAATTTTTTTGTGAGCTTAAACATATCTGTAGATGCCGCAACAAAGGAAACCTATAAGGTGGTTAGAAAAGGCGGCAACTTTGATTTTTTGCTTAGAAACTTAGCATTCATCAACGAGAAAAAACTATCTAACCTTACCATATGGTATTGTGTGCATGATTTGAATTACAGGGAGATGAAAGACTGCTACACCCTCATGGAATCTGTGTTATCAGAACAGGAAGTAAATTACAACTTTTTTACTGTAGAACAATGGTCGCAAAGTCATGAATTGCTTACTAGGCAGAAGGTTGATAATTTATTGCACCCAGAACACCGCGAGTATTTGAATGTAGCGACCGACTTTAAAACATCATTAGCAAGTGAAATACGAGCAGGAAAAATAGTCGCAAACATCTAGCATAAATAGTGTATTGAAAGGGAATACACTATGGCTAGAAAACTTAAAGAGAAACAAGTACACCGAGTATATGTTACATATTTTCCAGACGGCACATATTACATAGGTTACTCAGGTAAACCACAAAGGCTGTATGAAAAATATTACGGCAGTTCCAAGTATGTTAAAGAGTTTGAAGGTGAGCTTGAGAAAGAGACCATTGCAGAATACGATAGAAAGTCGTGGGCAAAAATGCAAGAGTTTCTGCTACAATGGCAACAGCGCCACGATCCAAAATGTTTAAACTCTATGCTAAACATAAGACTTAACAAAGAACCATTAGCAGATTTTGTTCCGTTAAAATGGAAACCTAAATTATGATGAAATTTGAAAATGACAATGTGATCTTGTATTGTATGGCAAGAGCAGGAACCAAGTCACTATCAGCCAGTGTCATGGGAAAACCATACAACTTTTACCGAGGCTTGGTAGACTTTGAGGAGTCCTTGGAAGACCCCGCTTATTATTATATTAAAATAGAAGATATAAAAGATGAGGATAAACTTCAGGTAATATCTCTCAGAAATCCCTTAGAGAGATTTTTATCGGGAAATGCATTGTGGGAATTTTTAATGAATGACCCTGTTTGGAGTGTGAAGCTACCTGAGTCGGGCAACCCTATCTATATGGATTATGATGTTTTTATGGAACAGCATGGTGCTCCATTTTTACACAGGTTGAATCGTGATGTTGATTTTAAAATTCTGCCTTTTGATAGAATACATGAATACGCTGACAGGAAATTAGGTAACGACCCTGTTACGGATAGAGTTTGGAAAGAGGAATTCAATCAGAAATATAACTGGTCCCTCGAAATGCAGTACTATGAGGAACTACTAGAAAACAAAGAAATTATCACGCCAGAAGAATACAAATGCCTTTTATAATACTATTACTTTTTTCTGCACTCGCAGTATCTTCAGTCGCCGCCTACTTCTCTATCGTAGGTCTAATAGCTATTTTTCCTTCCGCTGAGATTCCTATACTGCTGATGGGAGCAGTTTTAGAGGTGGCAAAACTTGTCACTGCTTCTTGGTTGTACAGAAATTGGAATACTGCTGGCGTACTGCTGAAGACTTACTTTACTTCCGCAGTGATTATTCTATCAATCATCACTAGCCTAGGAATCTTTGGATTTCTGTCAAAGGCACACATCGAACATACTATAACACTTGGAGGTGACAATGCTATCCAAATTGAAAATCTCACACGCCGCATTGAAAACGAAAAGAGGTCAATATCTGATGCGCAAACGGCTATTGAGACTCTTGATGAGTCGGTCCGTATCCTACAAGATTACGATAGGATCAGAGGGCCAGAAGGAGCTTTGGCTGTACGAGAAGGGCAAAAAGAAGAGCGTGATGAACTCAATTCTCAAATCAACCAAGCGGTTGAGACTATCGAAACTCTCCAGACCGAACTCACACCATTGCGGGGTGAGGCGCTTGCAATCGAAGCAGACATTGGTCCTATAAAATATATCGCTGAACTTATATACGACAACCCAGCCGAAAGCATCGATGCCGCTGTCAGATTAATCATAATGCTTTTGGTAATAGTGTTCGATCCTCTTGCTATTCTTTTGGTCATCGCGGCTAATAAGTCATTTAAAGAAAGAAGAGGAGAGCAGGTGACCTTTCTGGACGATTCGGCATTGACAAAAGATGCGCCAGAGTATAATATACACACTGTAGATGAAGAAGAATTTGTAGAACCAACAAAGACCACTGAGGATATATTGCAAGAAGACAATGAACTCCTCAAAAAAATGGCTGGCGGTGGTTCGCTAAATCCTTCTGATCGCAAGCGTTTAAAAGATTTAACTTGGTTAATAGATAGCAAAAACAAAGGAGATTAACATGGCTGTAACACAAACAAGAGATGAAATCATCACAATGCTTCAAGCAGGTGATGTAACCATTGATTACACTAAACTCGACGGCACTAACCGAGTGCTTGACTGTACATTGCAGGAGAGCGTTATCCCTGTAGTCCAATCAGATAAAGATCCGAACGCTGAACGGAAAGTTAATCTGAGCAACATTGTAGTATGGGATAATGTCGCTGGTGCATGGAGAACGGTCATACTCGACCGAATCAACTCAATTACTGCTTGACATATGACTCCAGTTGCTGTAATATATAACAGTAACTAAAGGAGTCCATCATGGCAAAACGAAAAGTGTACGATGCAGTTTCTCAGCCTGCTGTTAAAAAGGTTCGCAAAAAACGCAAGCCTATGTCTGAGGATCAAAAAGCGGCTGCCGTTGAACGACTAGCAAAAGCTAGAGCCGCACGGCAAGCCGCTAACCCCCCTCAATATAAAAATGTTGACGCCTCAGTATTGGAGCGTGATGAAGATGATCCTATATCTTTCAATAAAGTTAGAGACTGGATAAAGTTTCAGAAAGAACTACTCTCTGCCGCTAAAGCTGGTATTCGGCGAGGAGAAAAAGGCGCTGAAGCAAAGGCAGCTTCCATTCAAGGATACTTGACTAATATGGAAGCATATCTTCGCGGCGGTGATTGGATTGATGTTTACTATGGTCAGAGCCGAGAATTAAAAATGGGTAGTAAATGTTATGCAATGGCATATTATCCAGATGGTACACCTAAGCGAACAAAGGGTGTGTATTATCCTGATATCGGACATGTATGGGGTGAAGAGCCTCAAGGACTTGAGGAGCTACTCGTATGATTATAGTTGATTTTAACCAGACAGCAATCAGTTCCTTCATGGCAGAAGTGCGAGGGCGAACTGATGTAGAAGTAAATGTTCCTCTGATGCGACACATGATACTCAATCAACTGCGAAGTTATAAAAATAAGTTTGGCGCTGAGTTTGGTGATATGGTTATCGCTTGTGACAATCGACACTATTGGCGCAGAAAAGTGTTTCCTCACTACAAATATAGCCGCAGAAAAGTGCGTGATGACAGCGGATTTGACTGGAGCAGTATTTTTGAAGCACTCAATGCTATTCGCAACGAGATAGATCAGTACCTTCCTTACCCTGTAATCGATGTTCACGGTGCTGAGGCTGACGATGTTATTGGAGCACTAGCCGAGTATAGTCAGACCGCTAAACAGGGTGTGCTGTTCGAGGACGCTGAGCCTGTGCTAATTATATCAGGCGACCACGACTTCAATCAATTGCAGAAATGGAGCAATATAAAACAATACTCTCCTGTTAAAAAGAAGTTTATCAAAATTACCGAGTCTGCTGAGGCTGTGTTGCTAGAGCATATTATAACTGGTGATAAAGGCGATGGTGTTCCTAACATGCTGAGTGCTGATGACTGTTTTGTCACCGGTACACGACAGAAGCCTATTCGCAAAGTTTTACTTGAAGAGTGGAAGACAATGCGCCCAGAGGATTTTGTCACGGGCGACATGGCGCCAGGATATGTCAGAAACAAACAACTTGTTGATTTGAGCATGACCCCTGATGATATTAAAGAGGCGATTGTGGAGTCGTATGAGGGACAACTAAACAAAGATAAGAGCCAACTTTTAAATTACTTCATTAAATACAAATTGAAAGGCATGATAGATGTCGCGGAGGATTTCTAATGAGTAAATTATTATATAATGCATTGAGAACTCCCGATGGTACTATACTAGAGTCCAGAAACAGGCATGACTTTAAGACACATACCGACAAGAACGGCAAAACTTATATGGTCGATGGTGGGCTAGATTATATCAGAAGAAATGTTCACGGCGACCAAGTCGATTTGAGTGTACATGACACCGATCCACATGAACTAATTCGTGAGTCGCTTACTTGGGGGAGTTACGGAAAAAACGGGGATCAACCCTTGACATATATAAAACTGATGGATATGGAAACAGCTCACATACAGGCATGTCTTGATAATGTGCCTAATATGTATCCTCAAATTAGAGTTGCAATGAAAAATGAACTGGAGTTTAGGAATGAAGTTTAGACAAATTGATGAGGGCTTTGAGTGGGTGTTCAAAGCCGATGGTGTAGATGAACAAGTGAAGCGAATGAAACAATGGGCGGCTAACAATCAAACAATTGTCCCCAGTGTCCGTTGGGGAGTCGGTGCAGTGAAGGTAGATTTTCAATTGCCCGATGGAATGCCTGAGACAGTAAAGCTCGATAAAGACATTCCTGCAGGAATGAGCGAGACATCTATTCAGATGGAGTGGCGAAGGATTAGCGCATTTGCTGATCCGAATAACAATATGCAGAAACTTCCTACATGGAAGCGTGAAGCAAACTGGCTGCAAATCTTAGAAGGACTACATCACACAGAAGCGGTTTGGTTGACTGCTATTAAAGATGGTAAGCTATTAGAACTGTGTCCTAAATTAGAAACACTCCTGCCCACACTAGGAATCGAGGAGTACAATAAGCCCGTAAAAAAGCGAGCACCAAGAAAAAAGCGAGTGGTAAAGGCTCAGGTAAATGGATGAAAGACGAAGAAAACTCGGAGCTCCTTTCGAGGAGCAGTGGGAACATCGTAACAAGACAGTTTCTTTCTTTGGTGCTGACAGTGAAGAGATGGATAAAAATCTTAATACCGGGATCGAATTAGAATATAGATTCAACGATTTCGGATTCAGAATGGATCTGAACATGGATGAGATTGAACCCGGCGGCTATCTTTATATGGGTGACAGCCATGCCGTTGGTGTAGCTCATGCCCGACTTATCAGAGTTGTACAAGTAACTAGACAA